GAGAAAAGGAAAAATATTTTGGACCAAAAGTTGCAACAGCAGTTGCAAAATTAGATAATGCAGATGACATACAGCTATTTGCTGAAAGATTAGTTAGTGTTAAAGATGCAAGAGGTAGAGGTGTTACTGATAGATTCTTTGATCCTGATTCTGTTGACATTTCTGATTTTGAATTTGCAGATGGTGGACGTGTAGGTTACATGGCCGGCATGTTAGTTCGTGGTGGGAAGATAGGTTATCAAGCTTTACGTAAATACGGTATCGAAGGTAGAGATATATCAAGACTGTTTGCAAGTTTAGGTACAGATAAAAGTTTAGTTGGTAAAGAGAAGACAGAATATTTTAGACAGCTACACAAAGTATTAAGAAACCCAGATGCATTTCCAGATGAAATTATGGACATACAAAAACAACTTGGTCTAGACGTAGGACTTGGATTTAAAAGCGGTGGCCTAGCCAAGATTCTGGAGGTGTAATGTCTTACGGCGCGTATATAGCAGCATTAGAAGAATTAATTCAAAACGGAGAAACCGAATTTGAAAGCATGAATGCTTTGAAAGATCGGATCAAAGAAATTACAGGAAAAAGACCTGGTGGTAGTTTTCAAAGAAATCAACCAGACTATAAAAGTTTATTGTCACAATTTACTTTTAAAAGTTTTATAGACAAAGCACCTAAAACAGATTTATCAAAATTTAAACTTACAAAAAGTTTAGCTAAAAAAGTTAAAGACCTAAATGCTTTACACAAAGGTGTGTATTTTGATGTTCAAAAAACTAAAAATGGTCATAACTATTTAAGATTATTTTTTAATCCAAATATTAATATTCCTAATGTTACTGGAAAAACTAGCGCTGTTATAGGTCCACCAACAGAACAAACATTTACAAAATTTTCTAAAATAATTAATAAAGTTATTAGCACTCCAGAATATATTAAATATAATAAACCGACATTAGAACGGGCTGATATAAACAGAAGAAAAAGACAATTAGAAAGAGCTAGAAAAAAATTAGCCGATCCAACAGATATATATAAATCTATTCAAGAATTAAAATTACAGATATCTAAGGACATGGGATTTGGACCTATTGCAAGTGATGTTCATGTTCATCATGGTGCAATCAAAACAGCTAAAACAAATTTAAACAACATGGCTTTTATATTTGGTAAAGAATTAAATAATGCTGAGGATATGAAAACATTAGAAGTTGAACTTGCAAAATTAAATAATACTACGAACAGATTATTAAAAAAGAAACCAGAAGGTTACAAAGAATTAATTAGAAAACAGAACATAGCAAAAAGAGCTATATTAAATAAATATAAAAACACACCAATAGAAGGATTAAACGAAGCCACTGAAGTTGCTTTTGGTGCTGATGATAAACCTATTTTAAAAAGAATTAAAATGGATCCTTTAAAAACAATTGGTCAAGGAAGTGCTGTTGGCGAAATAGATTTTAAAACAGTTACACCTGTTCAAAGAGAAAAAATATTAACTGCAGCAGGAGAAAATTTTACAACACAATTAAAAGCTTATGTATCAACATTAGATAAAAATTCAAAAGAGTTTAAACAGATTTGTACGTTAACAGCTGCAACGGGTGGGACTGCATCTAGTTGTATTGAAAGAATTGATCAAGACCCTGCAGGTATTGCTAAAAAAATAACTGAAGTAGAAAAACCTGTAGGAAGATTAGCTGCATTTAAAAACGCAGCATTAGGATTTTTAAAATCAGGTGGTTTCAAAACATTTAGTGTAGCAGGACTTGCTGGTGGAGCTGCGGCTGCACTTGTAAAAGAATTTAGAAACGACGATCCAACAACTTATCTATCAAACGAAGATCAACAGAAAAATATGTTGGTTGATATGGTAACACAACCTATTTCAACAGATATGACAAAACCAGATATTTTAGATTTCCAACTACCAGCAGTAGGAGCATCATTAGCTGCATCAACAGCGCTTGGTGCACCATCAACAATTAAAGCTAGTAGATCAAGAGGATTAGGTGTTGAACAAAAAGGATTAATAAGAACTGGTGGAAGAGTATTAGGTAGAGGTTTAGGTATTGCAGCATCACCTGGAGTTTTAGCACCACTAGCTGCATTAGATATTACAAGACAGGTATCTGAAGGGGACTCACTAGCAGACATTGCAACAGATCCATTAAATTATACATATCCAATATTTGCTGAACAAACACCAAGATTAACAAGAGGATTACCTTCAACTTTTAGAAAATTTGCTAGCCTAGGTTTGTCTAAACCAGCATTAAAATTATTATCAAGAGCAGGCATAGCTGGACTTGGTGCATCTTTAGCAATACAAGGACTAGGATTATTAGATGACTAAAAAATTAACAACTACGATACCACCGGAAAGAGGCCCTCATTCTCAAGGGTTGAATGTGCCTGGAAAAAAGACTATAGTGGTTTCGAACTCGGAGAAAAACAATGTCAGAAATAGACAAGTCTTTACCAAACGTAAAGCAAGAAATAGAATTACCTAGTGAAGAAGAGATTGTAGAAGCATCTCAAGCTAACATAGAAGAAGCACAGAGTGCTCAAGATATTGAAGTAACACCAGAAGAGGATGGTGGTGCAACAATTAGTTTTGACCCAGAGGCGGTAAACCAACCAGGTACAAACGAACACTTTGATAACTTAGCAGACTTATTACCAGAAGAAGTTCTAGGTAGATTAGGTTCTGATCTTTACGAAAATTATACACAGTACAAAGCGTCTAGAAAAGATTGGGAAGACGGATATACAAAAGGTTTAGATTTATTAGGATTTAAATATCAAACAAGATCACAACCGTTTACAAATGCAAGTGGTGCAACTCACCCTGTATTAGCTGAAGCGGTAACACAGTTTCAAGCACATGCTTATAAAGAATTACTTCCAGCAAATGGTCCAGTTCACACTCAGATTATGGGTGTGGTTAATAAACAAAAAGAGGACCAAGCTACACGAGTAAAAAATTTCATGAACTACCAACTCATGAATAAGATGAAAGAGTATGAACCCGAGTTCGACCAGTTACTTTTTTATCTCCCTCTTAGCGGCTCTGCCTTTAAAAAAGTTTATTACGATGAACTTTTAGACAGAGCCGTGTCTAAATTTGTTCCAGCGGATGATCTGATAGTTCCATACACTGCAACATCTTTGGAAGATGCAGAAGCAGTAGTTCACGTTTTAAAAATATCAGAAAATGATTTAAGAAAAAAACAAGTGTCTGGTTTTTATAGAGATGTAGAAATTACGCCAGGTTACTCACAAGAAACAGAAGTAGAGAAAAAAGAAAGAGAATTAGAGGGTGTTAGAAAAACTAGAGATGAACAAATGTTTACAATTCTAGAATTTCATACAAACCTTGATTTAGAAGGTTTTGAAGATAAAGATATGGAACAAAATCCAACAGGTATAAAACTTCCTTACATTGTCACAATCGATACATCATCAAGAGAAGTTTTATCTGTTAGAAGAAACTATAAAGCTGAAGACCCATTAAAAAATAAAATTGAATATTTTACTCATTTTAAATTTTTACCGGGACTAGGTTTTTATGGATTTGGCTTAATCCACATGATTGGTGGATTATCAAGAACCGCGACGAATGCACTAAGACAATTGTTAGATGCTGGTACATTTTCAAATATGCCAGCTGGATTTAAACAAAGAGGTATTCGTGTCAGAGATGAAGCGCAATCAATACAACCTGGAGAGTTTAGAGATGTAGATGCACCTGGAGGAAACATTAGAGATGCATTTATGCCTTTACCTTTCAAAGAACCATCAGCAACACTATTACAATTAATGGGAATTGTGGTTCAAGCAGGTCAACGATTTGCCGCCATAGCTGACATGCAGGTCGGTGACGGCAACCAGCAGGCAGCTGTTGGTACGACCATTGCCCTCTTAGAGCGTGGCTCCAGGGTCATGTCAGCCATACATAAAAGATTGTATGTGGCGCTTAAACAAGAATTCACTTTACTTGCAGAAGTATTTAAAACTTACCTTCCACCAGAATATCCTTACGATGTTGTAGGTGCACAAAGAAGTATTAAAGTTTCAGATTTTGATGATAAAATAGATATAATCCCTGTTGCGGACCCAAATATATTTTCACAATCACAAAGAATAACTTTAGCTCAAACAGAATTACAACTTGCAATGTCAAATCCTGGAATGCACAATTTATATGAAGCATATAGAGATATGTACACTGCAATTGGTGTTAAAGACGTAAACAGAATCT